GAAGGGGGAAACTTTGGCCGCAGACGGTCAGGAGGCCTATCTCAATAGAATGTGGGGAATGCGCGAGCCTGTAGCCCCCAAGCCGTCGAGCAACAATGGTTGGCCCTTCCGTCTTGCCAGTCAGCAGGAATTACCGCGCCGTGGGCTGAAGGTGCTGAAATGACTATTCCCAAGGGGGTTCAGGAAATTCTGGACTATCTGGAAGAATACGACGCCCACAGAGACAAGATGGCTCAAGCCATATCTGAGGCAAACGCGGGGAACAAGCTGGGCTGGAAATACCCGCCTGATTTGGTCGTCCCCGACGACATCCGACAGAGTTACCTGACAGGACCGGCACATTGACACCCCAGCAGCTAAAATCCGCCCGCGCCAAACTTGGCGACTTGAAACAGGCTGATCTCGCACAAATCATAGGTCTCAGGTGGGACAGAACCATCCGTAAGTGGGAAGCAGGGGAGAGAGCAATCCCTGAGCCTGTGGCGATCCTCTTGAACCTGTTCCTTGAGAACCCAGTCCTGATCACTATGTCCGAGAAGTTCCGTCCGGTGTATAAGCGGTCGAGAACAAAGGTGAACTAACATGCCTAGGAAGAAAAAGGAGACAATTAGTCCTGAAATAGCTGCGGAACCCAAAAATGTGGGAAGACCTACGATATACACAAAAGACATAGGAAATCTCATCTTTGAAGCGATGTCTGACGGTTCTGATCTTGTCAGTGTCTGTAAACTGCCGGGTATGCCGCATCGCACTACCGTCTATGTTTGGATGAATAAATATCCTGAATTTAAAGACATGATTGGTATGGGTCGGGGGGGATTGGCAGATTTCATGGCTAGTAAAATTCATGAGATTGCCCAGACGGCAAAACCGGAAAATTCGTCCGCTGACTCGATTAAGCTACAGGCCTATAAATGGCTGACCAGCAAGATCAGCCCAAAAGTTTATGGCGATAAGGTCCAGACCGAGGTTTCGGGGATCGACGGCTCTGCGATCAAGGTCGAGACCGTCGCTCTGGACGTAGCCAGCCTGACGCCGGAATCCCGCGCGGCTTTGAAGGCTGCGCTGCTGGAAATGAAGTCCAAAGAATGAGGCCGGTCTATGAAACTGCCGGTGACCTGACCGCAGAGGATCGCGTGTCAAATAGTCTGGCCGAGGCTTGGGGGTTTGATCTTGAGAAGCTGCCCCGGCTGCACACGTTCGACCGCGCTTTAAAGCGGGATGGTGTCCTGCGCGGGTATGTTGAGATCAAGAACCGGCAGAGGTCTTATCCGACGTACCTGATCAGCCTGCGGAAGTGGCGGGATATGCTGATGGTCTCTGAGACTGCAAAGGTCCCGGCTGCGCTGGTGGTTTGCTGGCCTGTTGAAGGGGAAATGAAAACCAAGGTCATAAGGATCAGCAACGCAAAGGTTGGCATCGTTGAGGGTGGCCGCAGGGACCGGGATGATCCCGAGGACATTGAGGACATGGTTGAGATACCAATGTCCCAGTTCGACGATGTGTTCTGAGGGCCTAACAGTTTATCGTGAAACATTGTATGGTCACGCGCCGGTCGCAGGCCCCTTCCTGCTTCTGGCACGGCCTGTCTCGGTTTGCTTCCCGCTATCCGGGGCAGGCCACCTAAGTGGGAATAGGGAATGAAACACTGGGATGTCGGAGGCAAAAAGATAAACTCAGACGAGGCCCTGCGTCTGATCGATTGCTACGACAATGAGCAGAGCCTGTACGAGTTCCTGCGGAATGCGTGGAAGACCATTGACCCGTCGCCTTTCACGGATAGCTGGGCCATAGAGGCTATAGCAGAACACCTTCAGGCTGTGACGGATGGAGAGATACGCAGATTGATTATCAACGTGCCTCCTAGGTGCGGTAAATCAACTATAACATCCGTCTGTTGGCCCGCGTGGGTATGGGCGCAGGAGCAGATAAGCCCGACTTCCGGGCCGGGGGTGCAGTTCCTCACGGCTTCATACGCGCAACAGCTATCCATCAGGGACAGCGTTAAGTGCCGCCGCCTGATTGAAAGCCCATGGTACAGGTCACTCTGGGGTTCACGATTTGTTCTCACAAGCGACCAAAATACAAAATCAAGGTTTGATAATTCTAAAGGAGGCACCCGGCTCTCCACTTCGGTCGGCTCGGCCCTGACGGGTGAGGGTGGTGCCTGCATATTGGTAGACGATCCCAACGCAGCGGCTGAGGCCTTTAGTGACGCTACCATTGAGACAACCATCGACTGGTGGGACAACGCCCTCAGCACCCGCCTGAACGATCCTAGGACCGGCGCGTTCGTAGTGATCCAGCAGCGCCTTGCTGAGAACGACCTGACCGGCCACATCCTTGAGAAGCATTCCGGGGAGTGGACCCACCTGTGCCTGCCTATGGAGTTCGAGAAGACCCGCTCCTATGTGAACTCGATTGGCTGGGAAGACCCTCGGACGGAAGAGGGCGAACTCCTCTGGCCGGAAAGGTTCGGCCCGGAAGAAATCAAATCCTTAGAGTCCGCGCTAGGACCGTGGGCCTCGGCTGGTCAATTGCAACAGAGACCGGAACCCAAGGGCGGCGGCATCATCAAGCGGGACTGGTGGGAGACATGGCCCCATGACGCCTATCCGGCGATGGACTATGTGATCGCATCCCTCGACACGGCCTACACCACCAAGAGCGAGAACGATTACTCAGCCATGACTGTGTGGGGTGTGTTCTCCGGGGATGTCGTGGCCCACAACGTCAGGGCAGGCGGAACCGATACGGAACGATCCTATGCCCAGCAGTCCCCACGGGCGATGCTGATGGACGGCTGGCAAGAGCGGCTGGAGTTACACGATCTGGTCGAGAAGGTTGCCAAGACCTGCCGGACCATGAAGATCGACAAGCTGATCATTGAGAACAAGGCGGCGGGCCATTCGGTCGCGCAGGAAATCCGGCGGCTGTTCGGGCATGAGGACTGGGCGGTGCAACTGGTGGACCCGAAGTCTCAGGACAAGCTGTCCCGGCTGTACTCGGTCCAGCATCTGTTTAGCGAGGGGATGGTCTATGCGCCGGACAGGTCGTGGGCCGATACGGTCATGACGCAGGTGGGGACGTTCCCGAAGGGTAAGCATGACGATCTGGTGGACACGGTAAGCATGTGCCTTCGCCACTTGCGTGACCTTGGCCTGTTGACGCGCGGGCCGGAGATGGTCGCGCAGGTGCAAGAGTCGATGCAGCATCGTGGGCGGGAACTGCCGTCGCTGTATTAAGGTTCTTGCTTTGTTCTAAGCCCCACCAGTGGTATCTTGCGATCAAATATCCGCAAGGAACAGAGCATGGCGTTAACTCCGGGGCTTTCTCCGAACATCAGATTAGTGCAGCCGGACCCTGAGTTTGAGGGGCCGGGAGATGATACAACTGTCGAGATTATCGACGGTGAAGATAAGCCCATTGCTAATGAAGACGGCAAGATACTGGAGATCGAGCATGACGACGGCTCGATTACTATTAGCCTAGACGGCAAGTCTCTTAATGGAGATGACGAACCCAAAGGTCCGACCGGCTGGTTTGATAACCTTGTCGAAGACATTTCCGAACTTGAACTAAACCGCATCTCCGACGAACTAATGCGCGGTATCTCGGATGACATTGATAGCCGTAAAGACTGGATCGAAGATCATTCGACCGGCATCAAGTTACTTGGCCTCAAGATTGAGATTCCCGGCCTCGGAGGCTCCGCAGAAGGAGCGCCTGTCGAGGGCATGAACAGGGTGCGGCACCCACTCCTTCTGGAGGCGGTGTTGCGCTTTCAGGCCAACGCCCGCTCTGAGATGTTGCCGACTGACGGCCCGGTGAAAATCCGCAACGACGATAACAATGCGACACTGGATGAAGACCAGCTTGCCAAGGCGTTCGAGCGGGACCTGAACCATTACCTGACATCGACGGCCACAGAGTATTACCCCGACACCGACCGCATGCTGTTCATGCTGGGCTTTGGTGGCACGGCCTTTAAGAAGGTTTACTTCTGCCCCCTGCGGAACCGGCCTGTCTCTGAGACGGTAGATGCTGACGATCTGATTGTTAATAACAACGCGACGGACTTGCAGAACGCCAAGCGCATTACCCACCGGTCCTATCAGAGGCCCTCGACCGTCAAGCGCCTACAGATATTGGGCGTGTAC